GTGTTACCATATCATGGTTATCAAGTTTTTAGACAAACACGCCGTCAATTCCGTTACCAATCAGGTAAAGGTATTCAGTTCTCAACTGGTTCTATTTTAAAACCATCATTGACTACTGACAACTTAACTGCATCTGGAACAACAGTAACAGTAACAACAAAATATCCACACGGATTATTTCCAAACGCAAACGTAGTCGTAAGTGGTACAGTTGAAACAGGTTACGCAGGTACATGGACTGTTGCAACTGCACCAACAAATAATACATTTACATATGTATCGAATACATCACCTACTGCCGCTGTTGCAAATGGATTCCCAATTGTGGTAAGTCCAAGCACTTGGTACGGTGCAACAAATCGTTTAGGTATGTTTGATTCACAAAACGGTATTTTCTTTGAATACGATGGACAAACATTATATTGTGTTAAGCGTTCAAGCACAACTCAAATTGCAGGTGGTGTTGCCGTATCAAGTAATAGTTCTATTGTAACAGGAACTGCAACTAAATTTAGCACACAATTAAAACCTATGGATTTCATTGTTATCCGTGGTATGAGTTATCTTGTGCAAAATATTTTATCTGATACCTCGATGCATATTTACCCTGAGTATAGAGGTACTACTGCAACAAACTGTGTTGTAAGTAAGACAATTGATACTCGTTATCCACAAAGTTCATGGAATATTGATAAGATGGATGGTACTGGTGCAAGTTTAATGACACTAGACTTAACCAAGATGCAAATGTTTTATATTGACTACACATGGTATGGTGCAGGTGCAATTAGATTTGGATTTAAGAACAATCGTGGTGAAGTTATCTACTGCCACAGAATTCCAAATAACAACGTAAATACAGAAGCATACATGCGTTCTGGTAACTTGCCTGCACGTTATGAAATTAACCATTTACCATATAAAACATATCTAACTTCAACACTATCAAGTGCTGCAACGACTGGTGCAACTATTTCTGTTAATGACACAACTGGTTGGCCAAATACAGGAAACGTAGTTCTTACACAAGCAACATTCCCATATGGTGCAATTGAATACATTTCTTATAGTGCAAGAACAACCAATACTTTAACTATTGCAAACAGAGCAATCGCTGGTGGAAATACAACTGCACAAACATTTACATTCTCAAATACTGCACCAATTCTGGCAGAATTACATTCACCACAAGTTGCAGCTGCACTCAACCATTGGGGTTCTTCTGTTATTATGGATGGTAAATTTGATGATGATAAATCATTTGTGTTTAACGTAGGTATGAATACTGTTTTAAATAATCAAACTTCTGGTACAAGAATGGCATTAATGAGTATTCGTCTTGCACCTTCTGTCGATAATGGTCTTACTGGATTGTTAGGTAGTCGTGAAATTATTAACCGTATGCAAATGGTTATGCGTGCCATGGACTTGTATACATCTGGTGCTTCATTTAGAATTGAATTGTTTTTGAATGGTAAACCTGCATCAGGAACATTCGCTGCGGTTGGTGGTTCAAGTTTGGCACAAGTTGCTTATCATGCCGCTAACACAACAATCTCTGGTGGTGAAAGTATTTACGGATTCTTTACTTCTAATGCAGGTGCAACATCACAAGATTTGAACTTGGTTCGTGATATTGGTAACAGTATTCTTGGTGGTGGTACATCATTAACTGTACCTACAGGTGCAAATGGTGTTTTCCCTGATGGTCCTGATATTATTACAATCTGTGCAACCGCATTGGGTGGAACAAATTCAATTAATGGACGTATCAGTTGGACAGAGGCGCAAGCCTAATAAAGGCACCCAATGTCTAGTAGAGATTACATAAAGCATAAGGTAACAAACACATCACCAAACGATGCAAAGGTTGGTGATGAATACTTTGACCCCGCAACAAATAGACTTTATAAGACTGTTGCGAACAATGGCTCACAAGTAGTCAATACCGAAGTATTGCTAAATAAAACAGTTGTATCTGTTAACAGTATAACTGCAAGTGCTAATGTTACCGCAAATGCCCTTATTTTCTCTGATGGAACAAAACAAACAAGTGCGGGTGCTACCATTGGTGATGTGTTGGCACTTTCAATCGCATTAGGATAAAAAATGGCAAAACCAACAACAAGAGCACTATTCAAAGACTACTGTCTAAGAAGACTTGGACATCCAGTTATTCAAATTAACGTGGATGATGACCAAGTTGAAGACCGTATTGATGACGCACTTCAATTTTTTGAAGATTATCATTTTGATGGTTGCGAAAAAATCTATATGAAGCATCAGTTTACTCAAGCTGATATTGATAGACGTTGGATTTATTGTCCAGACCCTGTAATTTTTGTTACGGGTGTTCAACCATTTGATGATTCAAATTCTTCAGTCAATATGTTTGACTTGCGTTATCAATTACGTTTGCATGACCTTTATGACTTCACATCTGTATCGTATGTGTCATATGAAATTACAATGCAACATATTGCCACTTTGAATTTATTGTTCTCTGGCACTCCACAATTCCGTTTCAATCGTAAACAAAACAAAGTGTTCCTTGATATTGATTGGGACCGTGATGCACAATTAGGTAAATATGTTATCATTGAATGTTATCGTGCAATGAGACCAGATACAATCACATTAACTGGTACTTTAACAGGCACAACAAGTTCCAACACAATGACAGGAACTTCAACTACATTTGACCAAGAAATACTCGAAAATGATTTCATTACGTTGTCTGATGGACAAGAAGTTCAAGTTCGCAAAATTAATTCACCAACAAGTATCACACTTGCAAATAATTTAACATCAAATGTAACTACTGTTACAATGACAAAGGCCGGTGTTACAGATGTTTGGAATGATAAGTTTTTAAAGAGATATGGTACCGCATTAATCAAATACCAATGGGGTTCTAATCTTTCCAAGTTTGCAGGTATTCAAATGCCTGGTGGTGTGACGTTGGATGGTCCAAGAATCATGCAAGAAGCACAAACAGAGATTGATAAACTTGAAGAAGAAATGTATAATATGAGTAGTTTGCCTAGTGAAATTTTTGTAGGCTAAAAATGCCAACAAATTTTTACTTCAATAATTTTCCAGCGGATCAAATCACCAGTGAGCAATTACTGGTGGAAGACCTCGTTATTGAAGCAATGCAAATTCACGGCATGGATGTATTTTATCTTCCAAGAACAAGCCGTGATTCTGTAGATTTGTTATATGGTGAAGATACTGTAAAACAATATAAGACTGCACATTCAATTGAAATGTACCTTGAAAATGTTACAGGTATGGATGGTGAAGGTGATTTCATTTCTAAATTTGGTTTAGAGATTAGAGATGAACTTACTTTATTAGTATCACGCCGTAGATTTAAATATGCAACTGGTGCATCAAATCTTTTTAGACCTAGAGAAGGTGATTTGATTTATGTTCCATTAGTTCAAAACTTTTTTGAAATCACAATGGTTGAACATGAAAACGACCAAGCAATGTTTTATACATTAGGTCGTGGTCGTGGCAATAATGTGTATGTGTTTGCTTTACGTTGTAAACAGTTTGTATTTTCAGAAGAAATTGTTCATACTGGTGTTGAAGAAATTGATGAACAAATCCGTGATGCTTATAAGAGAACACAACTTACAATGGCAGCTGGTGGTAACGGAGTATACCTTGTTGATGAAATAGTTTATCAAGGTGCAAATTTGGCAAATGCAACATTCCAAGCAACTGCTCATTCATGGACACCTTCATTAAGACAATTAGATGTTGTTCTTACAAAAGGCACATACGCAAATAACACAGTCACAAAAGGTGTCACAAGTGGTGCATCTTGGACTTCATATGGTGTTGCTGATGATGCATACCATGAAAATGATGCCTTTGAAGATATTATAGATAACTCCAGAATACAAGCTGAAGCCAATTCAATTATTGATTTTACAGAACACAACCCATTTGGTGAACCATAATGTTAGGCAATGCACATTTTTATAATAGAACGATTCGCAAAGTTGTGGTTGCGTTTGGCACTTTGTTTAATGACATTTACATGGTTAGATACACACAAAATGGAACTGTTGAAAATGAAATAGTTAAAGTGCCATTAAATTGGGGTTCAAAAGAAAAGTATATAACAAGATTATCTACCGACCCAACTTTAACTAAATCAATCGCAACAACTCTTCCTAGAATTTCATTTGATATGACAGGAATGAGTTATGATTCAAGCAGAAAATTACCTACTACTGTTCGTAACTTTGCATCTGCAAATAACTCAACAACTGTAAATGCACAATATGTTCCTGTTCCTTACAATTTTGATTTTTCACTATCAATCTATGTAAGAAACACAGAAGATGGTACACAAATTTTAGAACAAATTTTACCATTCTTTACACCAGACTTTAGTGTAACTGTAGATTTTATTCCTTCAATGGAACCAAAATATGATATGCCTGTTATACTTAATTCAGTTTCTAATCAAACCGAATATGAAGGTGACTTAATGTCTACCAGAATGATTATTTGGGATTTAGAATTTACTGCCAAAGGACATATTTGGCCACCAGTTAAAACAGGCAAAATTATTCGTCAAGCAAATACAAATTTGTATATTCAAAATCAATCAACAAAACAAGAACAAAAAGTATATGTTGATTATGCAAATGGTAAAAATTATTTCCATGTTAGTGAAACAATCCGTGTAACTGACCGTGATATAACAGGTACAGTTTCTTATTTTAGTAATTCAAATACAGGCGTTTTGATTGTTCAAGGATTGAATGATTTATTAAAAGATGGAGATGTTGTTAGAGGTGATTATTCTAAAGCAGTTTACACAATTACAACTGTTGATGTTGAACCTTTGAAAGCACTTAAAGTAGTTTCGACACCAAATCCTATAACTGCACAACCTGATGATGAATTTGGATTTTCTGAAACTATAACACAATGGCCTAATGCATAATGAATAAATTGAATCAAACACTATCAGAGGTTCTTGATGTTGAACCGATTGAATATCAAACAAAAGTTGTTGAAGTAAAAACACCTGTTGAAGATGATGCCGAATTTGCACGAACAAACATCCGTGATTTAATTGAAAAAGGTAATAGTGCAGTTGACAATTTACTTTTAGTTGCCAATGCATCAGAACACCCAAGAGCATATGAAGTTGCCGCAGGACTTATTAAAAATCTTGGTGATTTAAACAAAGATTTGTTAGAGATTCAAAAACGAAAAAGAGATTTGGACCCAACACAATCAAAAGGCAATTCAACTACAAATATAGATAAGGCGGTGTTTGTTGGCTCAACAACTGAACTCGTTAAGTTTTTAAAGAATAATAAATAGGATTAATATGGAACAACTCATACAACAACTTAAAGTAATTTTAGGTACAAACTTTGCTTTGTATCTGAAGTCACACAACTATCATTGGAATATTGAAGGTCCTAATTTTCCACAATACCATGAATTCTTAGAAGGTTTTTATACTGAAGTTTTTGCACAAACTGATCCTATTGCAGAAAAACTCCGTCAATTAGATGTTTATACACCTGGTTCTATGGAAAGATTTTTAGAATTGGCAGACATTGAAGAAGCAGTTGATAATATTCCATCTGCAATTACCATGATGCAAAATTTAAAATCAGATAATGACCGTTATATTATTCATCTTCGTGCAGGTATTGCTGCAGCTGACCAAGCAAATGAACCTGCTATTGGTAACTTTTTACAAGACCTTCTTGGTGCTCACCAGAAGAAAGCATGGATGTTGAGAAGCATCATTAAGTAATGTTAGATACTGGTGGATATCTTGGCAATTCAAACTTAAAGAAACCTGGTGTAGAATTATCTTACACCGAGGAACAAGTTGCCGAAATTATAAAATGTACCGAAGACCCTGTTTACTTTATTAGAAATTATGTTAAGATTGTAAACGTAGACAGAGGTCTAATGCCATTTGAGATGTGGCCATTCCAAGAGGACATGGTTAGAACATTTCACGAAAATCGTTTCTGTATTGCAAAGATGCCTCGTCAAGTTGGTAAAACAACCACGACTGTAGGTTATATGTTATGGTCTGTTTTATTCCAAGATGACTATAGTATTGCAATTCTTGCAAACAAAGGTGCTCTTGCTCGTGATATTTTAGGTCGTGTGCAATATGCATATGAATATCTTCCAGTATGGTTACAACAAGGTATCATTACTTGGAACAAAGGTAACATTGAGTTAGAAAACAAATCTAAAATTGCCGCTTATGCAACATCTGCCGCAGGTGTTCGTGGTGGTTCTTATAATTTAATTTTCTTAGATGAATTCGCTTTCGTTCCAAAAAACATGGCAGACGAATTCTTTACATCAACATACCCTGTTATATCTTCTGGTAAAACTACCAAAGTTATTATTGTTTCAACACCATACGGATTGAATCACTTCTACAAGATGTGGGTGGATGCGACAGAAGGTCGTTCTACTTACAAACCATTGGAGGTCCATTGGTCCATGGTGCCAGGTCGTGATGCGGCTTGGAAGGATGAAACGATACGAAACACTTCTGAAGAACAGTTTAGACAAGAGTTTGAAACAGAGTTCATTGGTTCATCGGCAACTCTTATATCTGGTGCCAAATTGCGTAGTCTGGCATTCCATAATCCGATATCCTCAATTGAAGGTTTCGATATATATGAAGAACCTATTAAAGGACACCTCTATATTGCCACAGTAGATTGTGCGGAAGGTGTTGAGTTAGATTATTCAACCGTTAATGTGCTTGATGTATCACAAACACCTTATAGGCAAGT